AACCACCTGTTTCTCTATAATCCTTTTCTTTACCATCCATATCTATTAATGGCATTACCTTCTTAGCCACTGGTTCTTTTTCTTCTGTTGATCCACCTTCAGCCATTAATCTAAATTGATTTTCTGGTATCTCTATACCTTCAGCTAAATAAGCAGGTAATTGTCTTTCCTCTTCCTCTTTTTCCTCGTCACCCATTAAGAATGGTAGTGATGATAATGCAGCTGTAATTCCTAATTTTGTTCCTAAACCCATACCTGCTTTTCCTGCTGCTGTTCTTGCTGCGTTAAATGCTAATCTATCATTTGCGAAGTTTGCAACACCTCCTTCAAAAGGAGTTTTTGGTATTTTACTAAACAACCTAGCACCTTTAAGTCTACCAAAAGATGTTGCTATATTAGCTCCAACTGTACTTGGTGCATAAGTTCCTAATTTAAATAAACTTCCAAAACCACCTCCAGCTCCGAGAGACGATAATCCTGCTGTTCCTGCATATAATAATGCTAACTTACCTATATCTGATTTTGCAACTTTTTTAATAGCTCTTGTTGCTTTCTTTACAATACTGCCTAATCCATACGCTTGCCGTGGTTCGTCGTCCATGGCCACTCCACCCTCTGCCATAAGTCTATATGCCATTCTATTTAAATTAACAGGTGGATCTGATTCTACTGGTGTTGATGTTGCAACTCCTCTACCCATGGCTGCATTGTATTCTGCTTCACTATTATAACCAAGTTGCATCCATAATGGCATATCTTTACCACCTTCATCTTGTCTTGTCGGTTGATTAAATCCTATTGCCGGTCCTGTGAATAAAGCCCCAAGTGCTCTAAAGGTTGGTGGTGTTAAGTTATATTTAGCTGCATCAGTAAAACCAAATTTTGGTCTATTAATTAAATTTTCCACAGTTGCAATTCTATTTAATCTATCGATCGTTCTAGTTCTAGATCTATCAACACCTAAATCACTTACACTAGTTGGAGAAAGACCTAATGTTGTTGCAACAGCACGTTGTTCTCGTCTATCACCTCTATCACCAGTGCTAGCTGGTCCATCTCCTCTTCCAGATGCCGATCCTGTATCAGATCTTCCTGCATCTCTACCCGCTGCCGCATCAGAAGCAGCTGCAGCTTCACCACGGTATCCTTGTCTCATACCACCAAATCCTGGTTGTACTAACATACCTCCGTTTTGTAACATCTGTTTTGCTTGTTGTGCTCTTGTTATGGCCATTTGTCTAT